TATAGTAACTCCGGTTCCTTTACCTCCGACTAACTCTTTAAAATCTGCTTTTAAGATTTCTAACCTTCCAGCATTAATCCCTTCAGTAATATTTTGAACTTTCTCAACAGCCTGCTCATTAGGAGTTCCAGCTTTAATTATCTCATTAATCATAACGGCTTGAGTAATATCTTTATCGTTAAAGTCATCTAAAGCACGTGGTGTAGTATCTTGGATTCTACCAATTAAATCTGCGTAGTAAATTTTCTTTTCTACATTATCTCCTCTAAAAACTCCTCGCATTTCGCCTTGTAAAGTTTTTGGCACAACGCGCATCTTAGCTATAAAGTTAGTTATGATTTGTTTTTTAGCAGCCGGATCGTCAGTAGCATCTATCTTTTCTGACAGGACTTTGGTGTACGTAAGATCAACAGCTTTTTTATCCTCTGGGCTTTCAGGATCTATAAAAGCTTCCCCTCTAAGAGCTTTAGCCACCTTAACTAAAGACTTCCCCTCTTTAACAGTTTCGGCTTTATTAGCATCAAGTGTCTTAAATAATTGAACTTTTTTAGCTGGGGTTATAGTTCCTTCTTGTTCAGCTCTTATGACATCCTCATAGGTTTTATCATCTCTGTTCACCCCGATCTCTAAATCAGAAGCTTCTCGTGATTGACTTAACTCTATATCTGCTGTTTTAACGGCTAAGGCTTTATCTTCTACAGATGTCGTAGTTGAATCATAAGCATTTAATTTAGCTACTATATCGGCCTTATCATCCACAGAAATACCATTAGGTAAAGTTTTAGTTTTTTGTAAAGTTAAAATAGCGTTAGCCCTCTGGTCTGCATTCATATTCTCCATCTGGGATTTATACCCAATAACGATAAGCTCTTTTTGAAAATCTTTTTGTTCTAGGAGAGCTTCCTCCGGAGTTAAGAACCCTTGGGATACTCTTGAATTTAAAATAGCACTAAACTTAGCTATTTTTTCTTGAAAATGTAAGGTTTCTATTTCAGTATTTGGAGAAGGATTTTGGTAAATATCATTTTTAATTATCTCTTGGCTTGATTCTAAAGAAGCCCCAGAGTCTTTTTTAGTTTTCTTGAAAAAAGCATCTTGAGATCTTGTGGTCAAAACCGCAGCTCGCTTATCATAACTTTGAGAGTAATGAGGCTTAATCTCTTCTGACATACTCGCCATCTTTCCAGCCTTGTACTCTCTCAATTTTACAGCTAATTCTTCGGGATTATTACCAGTTAAAGTATTCTCATTATAGATCCTATTAGTTTCAATAATATCACTAGATTCTATACTGGCTAGATACGCATCTTTCTCTGCATTCTTAGCAACTTCAGAAGCCATTTTTACTTTGGCGGTTGCATTAAAAATACCTACTCCTAAATCAGCAATAGCGTTCATTTGCTCCATGTAATTCTCACCTGCGGTAAATCTTATCGGTGCAGCTTGGGGAACTGATTTTGCCCTAGCTGGCCCCTCATTAAACCTAGCGACTCCTTGAGCCGGCTGGTTAAGTGGACTGTTTCTAGTGCTTTGAGTTATTCTGTTTCTAGCCATATTAATTATTTTTATTTCCCAGTAAAATAGTTAGTCCCAATACTGAGTATTGAAGTCGCCCCTCGTACGGTATTTGTTCTCCTACTAATTTTAGCTGCACTTCGGGAAATAGCAGCTTGATTGTGTAAACTATTAATACTGCTTTTAAACCCGACTTGTCTAGTATCCTCAAAAAGCTGGTTTAACCTTGTAGCATCGGCGGCTCTACCAGCATCGGCGGTTTGAATATTAGTAAAACTTCCGGATGTAGAAGCTAACCCAGTAGCCCCAAACACCGCATTTTGAGCAGACAATATTCGCTGTAAAGTTCGTTGCCTGTCTAACTCTTCTACCTCGCCTTGAGTTTTTTCAGCTTGAGCCTGAAGGGCTAACTGCTTACCTTGTGCATCTGCTTGTTGACCTTGAATAGTGGCCATACGCTTACCGGTCATATTCTGCTGTCTAACAGTATATGCTGTACCTGCGGTAGCTACACTTGCTCCTATTAAAAATAATGCTGCTGCACTTATTCCCATTTTAATCTTATAAATTGTTTTAGGTTTGCCCCACTTTCAACATACCCTAATTTTCCTAACCTCTTAGCTAAAGACGGACTGTTTACGGTAGTCATTACTAACCGCTTTCCTTCTTTTAAAGCTCGCTGGCTTAAACATTCTATTAAAAAATCTAACCCCTCATCTACATCCTTCCTTGGTGCATAAGGGTTTGCAACGATAAAACCTAAAAAAGCTACTAAACTATTAGTAACGTATAACCACCCAGCACAAAGATTTAAACCATCTTTCTCGATTACAAAACCAATGTCAGGAAATACTTGGGGATCTACACGATCCTTCCATCGCCAAAACTCCCACCATTTAGTAAACTCTTTAAAATCTTCTTCGCCTTTATAGTCTCTTAGTTTCATTTTACAGTTACAGTTAAAGCTAATAATTCTAATTCTAATGGATAATCTTGTGTAATTTCTAAAGCTACATCTCTTTCAACACCTGATATAAATACTTTTTTCCATCCAGTAAAAGTTTGAACTGGGGTGTCTAAAACATTTGATCCAAAAAAAGTAAATGCTGGGACATACCTAGTATCTCCATATTTTATAACAATGTTACGTGTATTAATCAAGCGGCAATTAGCTGATACTAACCTTTTCCAATCACCGGTTAATTGCTGATTATTTAAAATAGCTTCTATCGGTAGCGTTTTAATTCTTGCAGTAAACATAATCCCTGCTTCTAATTCGGAAACATCTAAGGAGCTAGTAATCGCACCACTAGATACTGTTGCATTTTCTAAAATAAAATTATCCCCACGTACACGTACCTCTTGGGCTTCTAAATGACCTAACCCTGACCAAGCGGTAGTAGGAGATCCATTTGTTTGAATTACAGAAGCATCTAAAAAATGTAATTTATTAAATTTTTCTATATACCTTACTACACTCCCATTTATTGTACGCTTAACTGTAGCATATACTTCTTGCCCTAAGACAGTAACTTCCTCATAAAAACCGTCAGTTGACCACAACGTCCATGCTAGAAGTTCCTGGTCCCTAGCTATATTTAATACTGCCATAGTGCCGTCCGCATTAACTAAGTATAGATAATCGGCTGGGCTATCTGAAGTAGATTGTCTAACAGCGGAGCTAACAGGATCATTTATTAAATGAGAAGATAGTAATGAGATATTTTTAGCCCCGTAGTTTTGCTCTAAGTCATTGTAAATAAATTCACGAACAACTTTACCTGCATTTTCAATAAATATTGTAGCTCCACCTACAGGAACAGGAAGTAAATTACTAGAACCGTGGGCGGTAGATTTAACAATAAGAATCTTAGCCGGAGTTATTGGATTACCTACTTCAGTTGGGATATAAAACTCTCCCCCTGTAGTGTAAATCTGTAGATTTCTACCAGAAACTAAATTTCTAATAGCATTAACTCGGTTATCATCTATAGTAACATCAATGGCCTCATCATCATTACCCCGATCTACGTTAAAATCAAAAAATTTACTTACTTGAGAACCCCACAAAGTTTGAGGTCTTTGACCAGAGTTAGCCACCCATAATCTATTTTGGTGAAAAGTTCCTGTTGAAGGCCACCCTCTTGAAGCTGACCATACGGGTTCATAACCAATTTCATATTCCCATTGACCAATTTCTATGTGGCTACTCGATCCTGCTTCGGGAAAAGATACCTCAACCTGACCAGTTACTATCCTGCTACTAGTGTATCCAGTGATTCTTAGAATACCCCCAGCTTTACCGTATATATACTGACCAACACTTCCAGAAGTAAAAGTGGTACCCCCACTTGCTGTGGCAGTTACATCTCTTCCAGAAACTGCGCTAAGAGTTAAAGTATATCCTGGCTCTACAGTTGAAACACCAGAGAAAGCAAACCACGGGATATTATCATAAGTAACGGCAACTGCTGTCCAAGCCGTATGACTAGACCTAGTTATTTTAATTGTTTGAACATCTTTATGAAAAAGTAATAGTGTATCCGCAGATTGTACAAATTTCATCTCTTGAACTTGAGATGCGGTTAGCGCACTAATTGGAGAAGAAGTTATAGTTGCTTGTAAAACATCATTTTTATAAACCTTAAACTCTCCTGCGGTAAACACTATTAAGTAAGTTTGGATAGTGTTAAATTGAAATTCTATAGATTGGGAAGCCGCATTAGAAGTAGTGCTGTCAATGTACTCTGATCCAGGTCTTCGAGAAATATGCCCTTGAGGATTAGCAACTACGTTACGTAAAAGAGAAGCACCTTTATAGTAAAGTTCTTTATCTATCCGACCTAAAAGTACCGGGTCTAATTCACCTGCGGTAAAACCTACCTGTACTGTTTTTAATGTAGTTTTTTTTACCATTAATATCTAACATTAGTCAAGTTAAAAGCACCATTGGGTATAATACTTGCGGTATTATTTTGAGAGTCAACATTTCTAGCTTTAACCATTTGACTCTTAGCTAATGTTGCATAATTTCTAGACTTATCTACATCTTCTAATAAAGAAGTAGATAGCATTACCGCCATTTCTAGAATTATTAATTTTTCAAAATAAGCTGGAAAAAATCTCTCATCTACATTATACTGAATACTGGCATATACCGGAGTCAAATCAGTGTAAACTTTATTTTCAAATAGTTGATGTTTGCTTGTAGGATTGCTTTTCCCTATTAATCTAAGGAAATCGGCAGGTAAAGAATAAGCATTCGAAAATCCAAATAACGGGGTTGAGGCTAAACGGTTTAATTCTTCTTGTCTTATTGAAAATCTCCATGTATGAGATTGCAAAAGGTCTGCTTTGATAGTTGGGTATAAAGATGCACAAATCCTAGCCTCTCTAGTTTCATCTTCAAAAGAGGTAATTTCTTCTGCGCCTGCTAATTGTAAAGCCGCAGCACAAATTTTTATATCAGTAATTGTGACAGCCATAATCCGTATTATATTTTAAGCATATCGGCCAACCGAAATTGACCGACATACCAATTAAAAACTCTAGTCAGAGTCAGTAGCAGTTATAACTAAGCCATCTGAAAGATCAACAGCAGAGCTAGAAACAGCATTAACTATATTAATTGTGTGAACCGCAGTTCCACCAGTAGAAGACACAATAGTAATCATGTCGTTTACTGTTAATACATCATTTGCTAAAAGCATATAATTAGCTGTATTAATGTCTGCAAGAGTATCCGCAGAAACGTACAACCAAGTTTTTGGTGCGCTTGGCACCCCATGTTGGGATGTCAAGATTAATTTATTTTTATTAAAAGCCATGATATTTTATATTTAAATGTTAATTAATTATGCTTCGTAAGTATCCACAAAAGAAATACCTAACTCGTCAATTACTTTAGATCCGGCAGAGAAAAAAGCAGTAACTAAATGAGCGCCATAATCTTGGTGATACTCAATCTGTACGTCAATCTCCATCCCCATAACTAAACCGATAGAAGATTTATGGAAAAAGAAGTTATTACGTATATTAGAAGCTAAAGCTAAACCATTTTCTTCACCTAAGTTACCAAACTTCTTAAAGTCAAAACCGTAATAACCTGCGATTTTACCGTCTTTAAGAACTCTGTTAC